TGGTAGAGGTGCTGCTTCGTCTGTCGCATAACGATAAACCCCAGTATATGCTTGAGCACCAGTGTCAGAACCACCAGAGTAACCCTTTAAGATGGAACCAGCAGCTGGAACTGATACAACGCCAGTAGAACCATTAACGTTGTATACAAGGAGAGAATGTGTGAAAACTTGTCTAACTACTGCTTTATATGTCGCTGCTCCATAACTAGCACCAACATAAACTTCATCACCAACATTAAATGCTGTTGCATTTTGACTATAAATTTCTAGATATGCATCCCATCTTTGTGGTCTTCCAACAAAGAAGTAAAGTCTAGTTCTTTCATCACCAAGTTCAGGATCACCTCCAGAACCCATAGTAGTCCCTTCGGTCAATGACTCCACAAATTGTGTCGCATTAAAAATTCTAAATTTGTCTGAAATAATTGCAGGCATTTGTTTATCCTTTGAATATAGTTTGGACGAGTTTTCGTAAGTTATTTATATTTATACAAGTTGTTGTGGAACAACAAAACTACCAACACCTGGATCTTGAGTTGTTCCACTGACAAACTCGCAACCAGTAAATAATGTTGGAGTTTTTCCTGTATATGTGGCAACCAAATAGTTTGTTCCAGATACAATATATAGACGACCAGAATCGTCAAAATAATCTGTATTTACAACCTCTATAAATGTAGTTCCACTTAAAGCAGAATTGCCAGAAGTAGTAGTTGTAATTGGATTGTTGATTGATAGTGGTCCGTAATTAAAATATAACCCAGTATCAGTTGTTAATGTTGATGGAGATTCCTCTGGTGATATTTCTTGAATTGTTAAATTTGGATAATATTGATCAAAATGCTCAATACTTAAAAGTTCTGGGTGTAGTTTAATCGAACCAAATAATTCAGCTGCGTCCACAAATCCAACAAGACTTGCAAATGTATTTAAGGAAGAACCTAATACAGCTTGAGCATAGTTATTACCAGTTAAATTGCCGTCTGTTTTAACATCTAATCCACCACCAGAAGATTGTCTCTTTATATTAGTAGAAACTTCGGTAATAGATGTTGTTAGAGAATTAACAATAAGTCTGTTAATTCCTGTTGATAGATGTGAAACATAACTATCTGTAAGCAAAGATTCTATCTTAATTTCTGAAATACCAGTGCCTGGTGCAACACTAACCATTTCTGGCAATAATCTCAAATAATCTCCAGGATTGTGAGATTCAATTGGTGTATTATAAACTCCTCTTACAACATCTAGTAAACGTCCATCTTCTTTTGTTCCATAGAAAACAATTTCTTTTCCAATTAGAATTAGTCCTTGATCTGGGAACTTTTGTGTATTCAAAACATACATATAGTCCGCAGACTCTGGCATTGCTGCAGTCAATAAGGAACCAACAACAACAGATGACCCTATTACTAATTTTTGTTCTTTTCTTGTTTTTATAGTTTCTAAAGATACAGTTCCAGTTATAAATCTAGAAACATTTTCTGAATTAGTAGTTACAACTTCATCAAGTTCTATAAATCTATTAAATTTGCTATGTGTATCATAATCCGAATCAATATCAGATGAAGTTGACCAAGAAGATGTAATTACTCTTGATACATCAATATCATAGTCAATTAGAATGTTTTTAATTCCTTTAATATTTTGTGATGTTTCTTCACTCATTGAAGATATCACATATTGATCAGCAAAAGAAATTATCCAACTAAATGTGTCATGGTTCGACTCAATATCGGAAGAAGTTGACCAAGAAGACGAAATTACTCTCGATACATCAATATCATATTCAACATAGGGATTTACTTCCCTACGCATAATATGAATAGTGTCTTCTAATGCAGACACATCTTCAAACTTATTAATATTTTGTAAAGCTACAGTAAATGTATTATGATCTACATCAAATTTAGATGGAGTAGTGAAAGATGATGTAATGAATCTTTCGAAAGTAAAATCATAATCAATGTAAATATTTTTTATACCAGTTTGTCTTCTGTATACATTTTCATCATCTAAAGAAATTACTAAAGGTTCAATAGAAAATTGATTTTTAATCCATCTATGAGTATCATGATCTACATCAAATTTAGATGGAGTAGTGAAAGATGATGTAATTAATCTTTCGAAAGTAAAATCAAACTCAAGATATTGATTTATTTCTCTAGTGAGAATATTATATGGTTCATCTGAACTAATAGCAACTTCATCAATGAGATCAACATGATTTATTACTACAGTAAATGTATCATGATCAAATTCAATACTGTATGCAACAATTACTGATGAAGAAACATTTATGTCTGTGTCTATAACAAACTCATCAATATAAAGATTTATTCCTTGTGTTAGAACTCTATCAAATTCACTTGGTGATTTTAATACCTCATAAGAAGAATAAACAATTGGAACCACACCACCTGGAATAACAGTAATTTCTGTGGCAGCATAACTAATTCTTAAGTCTCTTTGATATACAAATTCATACTGTAGAGCAAAATATGCATTTGTTTGCTTATATCTCAAATAACCACGGGTGGTTAATATTAATGGTGGTTGAGTATATCCAGATCCACGATCTGTAATAACCACATCAATTACTGCACCATCTACAACTAAAACTTCTGCTTTTGCTCCACCACCATTTTCATCTCTTGGAACAAATTCCAAGAATGGTGCTAAATGATACCCTCTAGCAGTTTGTTTATCATTGTAATTATTATCAACATATAGCTGAATATCTCTCTTGTTCCATATAATTTTTGATATACTACCATTTTCATCTATTTCTGCTATAGCAGATAGTCCTTGTCCTTCGGAATCTCCACTATATCTTGTAGCACTAATCTCACCATAAAATTCATTATCAATTTCTTTTCCTTCTCTATATTCTTTTGGATTAACAATATCTGGGATTTTAATAATATTTCTGAAATCATTTTCACCATCAATTTTAATCGTGTCACCTTCTCTTAAATTGACAATAGGAGCTGGTTTTTCATCCCACCATGTTCTAGAATCTTCGATAATTTCATAAAAAATGGGAACAGCATCTCTTCTCAAAACTCTTTTTCCATCATCATCTGTGAGATATTCATACTCTACGGTTAGATCTCCTGGAACCAATTGTATATCTTTAAATCTACTTCTTCTTAATAATGGATCATTAAACTCTTGAACAGCATCAAATACAGTTAGAGATGTTGAAAAAACAAGAATAGAATCTTCCTGTATTGGATATATGTTATAACCAGAAGACAATCTTAATGTTATGGAATTCGGCACTCCAGTCAGTGAGAGATTGAAAGCTTTTAATTGTCCTATAGTTTGAACATTATTAGGATCTCCATTAATAAATTCATGAACATATACAGTAGCTGCAACAAATGATGTGGAACTATAAAATGTGAAATAGTAATCATATAAATCGGCAATACTAGTATAACCTGGAGTGTTATCAGTGACAACAAGTGTTATATCATTTTTATAAGTTTCTGGTTCATAGTCAAAAAATGTTAGTCTTCTATCTAAATCTCTTCCATAGAAAATTAAAATATCTACTTTTTGAGTAATCTCTGTTCCATCATCCAAAACAGTTGCAACTAGTGGCTCAAAGAAAGTAATATTTGATCCAGTTAGATTGTAAGATTCTCCTCTCTTTTGTAAAATACCATCAACAAAAACATAAGCATATCTGTCATCGTCAATATATTTGATTTCTGCTGGACTTTCTGAATCATATAGAGGGAAGGGACCAGTTTTTCTAATTTTAACGAGTTCTGTATCAATTATTGCCCTTTCATAACTACCAACACGTATTGCGAATGTTTTATCTACTGCAAGTGGTTCTTGAACAGTGATTATATTTTCTTCTTGTTCCCATTTTGGAGCTTCAGAGAAAGAGATGATATCAGTTACAGAAGGATCTTCGGATCTTATAATATCATAACTACCAAAAAGTTGTGTGACACCATTGATAAAGACTAAAAGACTTTCTGTGGGATTAGTTTTTACAATGTCTCCATTTTCATAATACAATTCAAAGTCAGTATTTTCGCCGTCAATAAAATCTGGATTTGTTTTTTCTACAGAAGATGGTCCATTATTTAAAATGCCATCTAGAACACCATTTAATGTTTTAATTGATTCTACTACATTATTACATTCATATTCCAGTAATAAAGGATCAGCAATCAAATTGTAGTTAGAATATGTTCTTCTAGTAGTCCAATTTCCAGATCTCTGATTATTTTCAGGTTCTGGTTGAATTAATCCAATACCTTCAGTAAGTAATGTTTCAACAATACCAGCATACGAATTCAATGTTGATTCAATTTCAGCACATTTGGGGAAAAACTCATTTGGATCATCTAGGATATTGACATCATAGAATGGAGCTTCTGATGTATACACTCCTGTTGGAAGAGTTCCTCTCATAGCAAGCACCATAAGAGAAACTGCAAATTTATATGCTGCTACGGACTCTGTAAGTTCGTTATTAATATGCTTTACTCTATTGCCAATATAATAAGACTTCGCAAAATCTACAATTTTAGTGGTGCCACCAAAACGTAAGTTATAAACAACTGCATCTACTAAAAGACCAGTGTCTCTCTTACACTTAGTCTCATCTGGAATATTCAATGTTGGATACGTTGTCTTGACCCATCCAATAGTTTCTTCTTGAATATAAGTTCTGTTTGCCTCAATTAAATTAGAAGCATCATAGAATGTGCCATTATTAATCTTACTTAATGAGAACGTAGCTTGGGGAATGTTAGTGACAGAATAAGTAGATGTTAAAGTCGTAGTTCCGCCATTAGCAACAGAAACAGTTCCAACCTCAATATCACCTTCGTTAATAACAGTAGTAACTATAGTATCAACTGCAATAACTTCTGATGATCCAGTTGTTACCACCAAAGCAGTTGATGCTGCTAATCTTGCATTGTTAGAAACTCTGATTTGAGTATCATTGATAATTTCTGTTACTTTTGTATCTTCTGGGAATTGTGATCCGCTGCTTACATTCATCCCAACGACAATTCCAAATGTATCTGGAACTGTAATCACATCAGATGTTGGAGTAATAACAGCATTAGTTACCGTATAATCCCAGTTTCTAAGAGCAGCAGAACATAATTTTGCTGTATATTTGAATGCATCTAAACTTTCTGTTAACTCATTATCAATATGATCTAATGCATCAACAGAATTAAAATATGATGATGCTGCTTCATGAATTTTTCTATTTCCACCAAACCTAATATCATGCTCTATGGCATCTAAAATAAGTCCAATATCTCTAGTGCATTTTTCTTGATATAAATTCCATGGAACATTTGGATATGTTTCTATGGCATAACCAATAGATTCCTCTACAATAAAGTCTTTATTAAATCTTATTTGATTTGCAGAATCTAACCATCTACCACTTCTTTGGAAGAAATTTCTAATCTTTCTAAGATATTCTTGATTTAAAGTATTATCCTTAAATCTAAAAGATCTTCCATTAAAACTCTGCGCTGGAACTTTTTGAAATTCAACTACCTTTTCACCAAGAGGTGGGGTAGCAAAGGTAATATTTGATCCAGAAACGGTGTATGCAACACCAGGCTCTTGCACAACACCATCAATGGTTATTAGTAATTGTTCTTCGTTATATGGGGTGATTGGGAGATTTGTTGATGCATCAGTAAGAGCAAATGTTCTTGTTCCTGTAATATAACCAGTTGAAGGATCTTCTATTCCATCAAAAGGATCATTTATTAATATATCAGTAGCATAAGTTTCTGCATTATTTTGTGCATTAATGTAAACTGTTCCTCTTCCATATTGTTCATTGGAATCTTTTACAACTACGCGAGATTGTGTAATTGTTCTAGTTGTAGAATAGTTTGCAAATTTAGGAGCTTCTAAATCAATTTTTGTAAATCCGTATGAAGAACCTTTTGAAATCGTACTAGTTTGCTCTGTATTAACTATTACTTCACCAAACACTTTAAACCCAGCAGGGTGTGTAGTTTGAAGTATTAAATCTCTCCATAAGTCTGTTGGAGATTGTGATTTAATCACATAGGAATAATCTTGATAGAAAAAGGAGTCTGTCAATCTTTGACTATATTGACCAACTTTTCCTCTATCTGAAGTATAGTAACCAATGTTATCATAAAAAGATTTTACGTTTGGAGAAAATTCTGTTCTGAAAATGTCTACAATTTTTGCAGAGCTACCTCTTGTTCCTTTTACAGTTAAACCTTTTATAAATTCACCTTTGACAGACGCTAATTTTAATACATTAGTTCCATTTCTCCAACCATTTTTAGTTACAACACCTGTTCCATATGTGATACCATTGAATTCTAATGAAACTTTTTCTCCATACAAAAATTCTCCAGAAATATCCGATAAAATTAACTTAGTATTAGAAAAATATTTTCGGTAAAGAGATTTATCAGTATTGAATAAAAATCCACTATTTGTAACTTCAACAGATTCTGGAATTCCAATATCAGCTGAGCTTAAGAAACATTCAACATCAGTTTCAACAATTTCAACTTCTGGTGAAGAAGTATAACCATATCCAGGATTTTTAACAGTGGCACCCACAATCCTACCACTTCTCACCACTAATTCAATTTCGGCATCTATACCGTCACCATTAATTATTGCTTTTGGTTTTGAATAAGAAGAACCAGAATCTTCTACAGAAACATTTGCAATTCTATTATTAAGAGAATCATATGTAACACTTAAAGATGCTCGGTTTTCATCTGATGGTAAAATACCAACTACAGATGGAATTATATCGTAATTACTTCCAGCATTTTCAATCTGAATAGAAGATGCTTTACCAATTGCAGAAGATCCGTTAGTTGTATAATGAATTTCTCCAGAACCATCATATTGAGGTGTTCTATCAAATGAATATACAAATACATCATTAGTTTTAAATAAAACTGTTTTTCTTCCCTGTAGAGGATCATCTACAATACTGATAAATCCATCAGAGGTGTTTACATCGTTATTTTTATCAAAGAAATAATAACGATTAAACTGAACATCAAAATCTTCTTGAACATCAATAACACTATTGTTGGTAATAGTGTTTAAGTCTTTAATTGAAGTGTTGTTATAATAATAACCAAAATTTGCTCCTGGTTTTAGTTTTATAAATGATCCTGGATTTCCAGAAGCAATATCATTTCGGAAACTATCTAATGCAATAATATTTCTATTAATACTTGGAGAAAATTCCAAATATGTATTTTGCATCGATGGATGTTCTGTAATAAACTTATACTGATAGTATTTTTGAAACTCTAGACTGTTTAAGATTTCGAAATTACTATTATCACTAGAATATTCAAATCTATTTTCGATATATTCTAGTCTAGAAACAATAACATTTTTTGCGGGTGTGCTAGAATCTAAAAATACTGTGCTTAGATCGATATCATTAATATTTGTTTGATTGTAATCAAAATAAACAGTTAGTAGTTGAGTTGAAGCGTCATACTCATAGACATATGGATCAGCTTCTGAATTGCCAACAATTTGTGAATTAACTGAAAAACGATACTGAGGATTTTCTATAGTTACGGAAGAACTATTAAAGTGATCATCAATTGGTGTATTATTTTCTCCTCTAGTAACAGTAACACTAGTAGATGATATATCAGTAGAACTTATTTTAACTAATTCTGAACCAATTCTCAATACATCTCCATTAGAAAGAGATCTGATATCATTCAAAAATAATGTTGTATCTGATATGGAGAAACCAACATGATCTACTATACCAATAAAATCTCTAGTAATAGCAAGATCTAATTTATCCAAATCTTCATTGACAAATGAAATTAAATCTCCTTCTCTATAAGTAGATCCTTTCGAAGTAATAGTTACAGAAGAAATAATACCAGCGTTAAATACAACACTCTCAACGTCGCCAAGAATTATATTATTAGTATTAATATTTGATAGTGTTACTAAACCATTTTGATTTACGGATAATACTCTAGTATCTGGAGCAATATTTTGACCTCTTACTTCTTGACCAGGAAAAACATTCTCCAAATCATCTACTTCAATTGTATTTGTGGATGCAATTGAATTTAATACATTTTTCGTAAAACCTACAACAACTGTAGCTTTTGCATTATTTTCTCCGCCTGGATTTCCAATTACTGCGCCAGAATTAGTTGCTGAACCAACAGTTTGACCAATACTATTTCTAGCAAATTCGGGATTTGTAAAAATAACATCGACGTTACTAAAAGACCCTCCGCCATATGTCGAAGATGCATAGTCAGTTCCAGATACTAATGTGTCAACTCTTCCAATTCCAGTATCTCTAATAACTGAAGAGAATATTGGTGCTTTTAATTTAACTTGCTGATATTTCTTCTTTCTTATATAATATGTTGTTTCTGTAGTTTGATCATCTGGAATTACAGAAACGTTTACTTTATCTCCTACAGATAAGTTATGATCACTTTCAGTCTTCAGTGCAACAACGTTATCATCAATTTGAAATACTTGAATATTGTTACTTAAAGGAACCACGGAAAGAACTTTTGATCCACTAGTATCTGATAAAGTGCTACTAAACAAACTATATTCAGGATCACTAATAAAATTACCAGATGTAACCAGTAATTTAACTGCATTCTGATCTTTTGTTGATTCTAATACTTCTGCTTCTGCAAGAACACTACTAATACCATCAAACAGTGATATTGTAGAACCTTTAGTATATTCAGATTCTTTATCTACAATAACATTGACAACTGTTTTATTGGAGTTGATTAGGTCAGTAGAATTGAACGTTCCACTAACATTTCGTAATAAGAATTCAGAAGTATTGAAAGAATTACCAACAACACTTCCAGTTGCTCCTGTATTTCTCTGTGTAATAATATCACCATCAAAAAAGTAAATTGATTGGAAGGATGATATTTTTACTGCTTTTGTTTGAACAGACTCAATACTCTCAACATTTTTTCCTTTAACTTCTTCTACTGAAGCATATGCTCCAAATCCAGTAGTTGCAGTATCATCAATAACGACCTTTGATCCAACAGAGAAAACATCAGTGGTATTATTTACTGTTGCTCCAGAAATTGATCCTTTGCGTGTTGCTGTAATTTTTGCTGCAGTATTATAACCATTTGAGTCAATATCGCTAGAAACAACTAGTTTTCTAGCATCAGCTGGTAGATCATCCTGCGTTAAACTATTATCATAGTTCGATGCAACTGGCAGTGAGTAATAATTTTGTCCTAGGATGTAAGGAAAAACAGGATTATCGGATGCATCAACAGTAATGAAGTATGCATATGTTCCTTCTGGATATTCTGGTGTTACACAATATCTTCCATTATTTTCATCAAGTCTTGTCTTACCAGTATTTTCATTTTTAATCCAAGTATAATCATCAATAAAACTACCAACTGGATATTCTGCAGTGGAAGGACCACCAGATCTATTGCCATTTAAAAAATAACCAGATGTAATTCTAGCAATTGCTGAAGTTGGATCTCCTGGATTTGAATAACCATATGGACCATATATTGGATTACCATCATATGCATATCCTAATATTGGAGAGTGATTACCAGGAGTATCTGATAATGACTCTCTTAATTTTACTGGATTTGCAATAATACCATATTGTTTTTGATTGAAAGTTAATGGATTTGCAAATAATCTACCATTAGCAGAATCTATAGATGCGCTACTATTTTGATACCTATTTTTTACCCATTTTCTAATTTCTGCTTGTGCTTCTGCAAATTTGCCTTCAGCAATAACCTCTACAAATACATTTTCTTGGGTATATAATCTACCAATTTCAATTCTTTCGAAATCAATTAATTCACCTTGATTGGAAATGATAGCTTTGAATGAAGCAAACTTACCTCTGCCACTTCTATCAGTAATTCTTATGATTGGTGGGGAAGAATAATATTCTCCTGGATTTTCAATTACTAATTTTGTTACTCCGCCATTAGTAACAATGGCACGAACCCTTGCATTTCTTCCTGAGGTAACAGTTACTTCAGGATCTTCTGAATAGATGGTGTCATCATTAATTTCAATTCTACCTAGTGTCTCACCGTTCAAAAATGCTCTAGCTTTACCATTTTGATTATTGATCAAAACAAATGGAGGTTCTTTATAACCAGAACCTTTTTGGGTAACACTTATCTTTTGTATCTTACCAAATTTTACAAATTCTTCATCTCTATAACTGTATCCAATTGTTCCATCTACAAACACGCCAACTGAAGTGTTAGTAGTTTCATAAATTTCAGAAGTTTGAATTGGTCTTTTTCTAATTACCTTTAAATTCTTACTATCAGAAAGAAGACCAGTATCAGAAGCACTTAAAATATCATAGACTGGATAACCAGATGAACAAATGTAATAGAATTGCTCATCCTCATATACTGATAAAACATCACCAATATATTTCTGGAGTTGAGCATTAACTAATGGATTCGTTAATGCAGTTGGAGATGTATTAAGAGAATTTAATTTCCATCTAATTGTTTTTGTTTCGTCATTATTAAAAACAATTCTATCCTTGGTATTAAATCCTGGATCGGTTGATTGTATAGTATCATTTGGTGTAGAATATGGAGCAGCAGATTTGATCTTTAAATCATACAAGACACCAAATACAATTAATTCATTATCTCTATAAACTACAGGAGAGTAATCATATACTTTTGTTCCAGCAACATGAGTTGCAGAACCAAATCTTTCTGAAATAAAGAATTGCTTTACATTCTTATCATTATAATTAAATTTTTCATTATCAACATAAAAAGAACCAAATCTTCCCCAACCAGCCGTTGATTGTACTGTAACAGTATCACCAGGAGAAGAAGTTTCTGAAATGGTTTCTTCTAATTCTGTTTTTGCTGCAATTCTAAAAGTTCCATTGACTGTTTCTGGATTCAGAATTATTTGATAAACCTGTTGACCATCTGCCCCACCCAATGGTTGAATATTATCAACAACAGCAGTTGCAAATCCCAGATTTGCATTATTCTGTGTAATTGTATTGCCAATCAGGTCTTCAGGATTACCAGATACAATTACAACTTTTAATGAATAGGTAGTTAACCAATCTGAAGTAGAAGATTTTAGTGTAAAATCTTTTGGGTTATATGTGCTAGGAACATTATCAACATCTCTAGCAACAATAGTATTGAAAATAAATTTGATGGAACTTTCAGTTCCTTTTACTTTGTAAAAATTAGAGATATTTTTAATTAATGTTCTTTTATCAATCTCCTTCTTTAGATATTTTTCTGGAAATGAATTTAGATTCTCAAATTCAAACTTCTTGATTAATGCATACAAAAATAAATTACTAATATTGTATACAAAAGTTCCAGAGTGAGATTCTGATTGTGTAGTTACAAATTCACTCGATTCGTATAAATCTCCAATCTTAGTATTGCCACTAACACCCCTAGAAACTTCGAAGAAAGTATTTCCTTCTTTAAGCTTATAAAAACAAATTTCATTATCAATTTTGAGGTATCCATTTCTTCTTGGAAATGACGATGCATCCTCAACTTCTATAGTAGTATCAGTAGTATTAATGATACCAACCAAAGGAGATCTTTCATTTAATAAAGTCTCCTCATAAAAATCAATATCTCTATAAGTTTCTAAATTTTTGAGTATGTCGTATGGCTGACCACGCGACTCCACCTGCTCGTAATATTTTTCTAAAAAACGAGCAAATTGTGGATAATCAGTAGCAATAAATTCTGGTAATTGATCTTCAATTAAATGAGAGATGCTCTTATTGATTATGACCATCTAATTTTACTCTTGAAATACTTGAAACTTACTTTTGGCAAGGTCTACATCTAAGAAGACTTCGCGTAGGGCGACCACATCATTCGATCTAGGAATAACTCGAATTTCAATTCTGTTATCATTAAAACTTCCTTTAATAATAGTTAAGTCATACAACAGAATTTCGCCCTTTTCGTAATCAATATCACCTTGTTCAAAATTTAGTATAACTTTAAGGTTATTGATCTGATCTACTCTATATAGGACGATTTTGCCATTCCTATCCTCAAGAAAAACAGTATCATTTGGATATTCGGAAACCACAAATCCTGTAGATCTCATTACAGGATCATCATCATCTAAAAATGCATTTTGATAGCATATTTCATAATAAAAAGTAGAATTTAGCTGAGGGAAGAAGTCTTTCCTCATTGTGACCGATGTTAAGTTTGAATTGATAGCAATATCTGTTTCATCAATAACACCTACGAATTTACTGTAGCGAAATTTACCATTAAATTTCTCAGTATCAGAAAGATGAATATAATCATCAATTGATGAAATAACATTTGATCTAATCTCTTCAGATGTTAAATTCGTCTTCAATGGATTGAAATAAATCTTACTATCTAACTCAACAAATAAAATTGATGGATCTAAAATCTCAGGAGTAACAGAAGCAACCATATACTTCTTCAACTCAGATTTAATCTGCTGTTTCGTAAAACTAGACAAGAATGATCCACTTGTTGGTTTTACAACTAAAAATACCTGACCATATGCTGGTGGGTCTTGCTCCTCTCCACCAAAAGAAATAATATCAGATATTGCAGGATATATTTTTCTAACGATAGCACTATAGTCACCAGCAGTTACAGCTCTGTCTTGTGTGCCAAAATATTTTGGAGCATTGAATTTAATTGATTTAATACTCTCAATGTCATTACCACCAGTTGATGGAATAATTGATGACGTGTTGATTGAAGTTGTGAATGGATAATTCGTATTATTATCAGTGCCTTTTAAGATTCCACTGAATGTAAACTTCTTGGTCCCATTAGTCTCAGGACCATTTGTAATTAGATAAGAAACTTCTATCTTCTGACCGTTCTCAAGTTTTTTACCTAATACACCATCTCCAAAGAATAATTCATATTTTTCATCATCAACTTCATTGATGAAATAAATTTTTGATGTTGAATCAACACCTAAGATATTATTTGATAATGTATACTTCTCAGATACTGTAGACTCTTCACTCAAAAATACATTAACAACAATTGTTGATGTATCTACATTATTGTTATCGATAATAAACTTTTGACTCTGTGTAGTATCAACAACATATGTGTCAGTAATTAATGTTCCTTCTTTTATTTCAACATTATCAAAAATTGCTTGATTTGATACGATGGGTCTTTTTACATCTTCAATAACAACATATTGATACAAGTTGTTATCACTCCTCGCAACAAATCCTGTTCCTCTTTCTAAAATAATTTGATTATTTTGTGGAACTGATCCAGTAAAATCTACATTGAACGTAATAACAGCTGTTGGTGCAACAATAGACTTTGGTGTGTATCCTAATTGCTTCGCTAACGCTACTACGTTGTCCCTCAAGGTGGCAGAATCAATGAATAGTTCATTGACTACCATATTGGTATTAAACGCCGTATAATACGTGTTATACGCCAACACATCAATAAGAGTACTTAAAGCAGAACCTTCAAAGTCATAATCAGTAAAATCTGACGTGCTTTGAATATACTCTTTCAGTGCTAATCTAATATCAGCGTAATCTAAATTTGATAACTGGGTATATGGCATTATCGTGTTCTCTCTAAAAATACTTCTAATGATATAAGATCATCTCTACCTAATATTTTTACATCAAACTCAACATCATAACCATTATTAACAAAATCAGGCGAGATTGTAATATTGAATAACTTTACTCTTGGTTCATATAAACTTAAAACTCGCCTGATCTCTTCCTCAATCAATGACCCAGTGCCATAATCCAATGGCTCAAACAATAATCCAGGTATTTTTGAACCTAGATTTGGTTGAAAAAACCTTTCCCCTGTCTTTGTTAATAATAAATTTGATATTGATTGTTTAATTGAAGCACTATCCTTTACAACAATCAAATCATCACTGATTGGATGCTTCTTAAACGTAATATTCAAATCCTTAAAGGTTTGAAAGGTCGGCATTTAGAACACAATATTAGGCTGTTACTATTTATTCACTTACCAACAAATCCATCCGCCCATTCTTCTTGATTATCAAAGATCTCTCCTTCTTTGACATTTTTCATCTTACCTACACGCTTCAAATATTTGTCGCTGTCGGTTTCGGTGATAAGGGTCATACCTTTATCAACAAATTCTTGGCATTTATCTACTTTTGAATTACCCATTTGTATGTCTCCAATGGTTATTTGGTTGCTCCCACCAAAAATGTAAATCTTCGATGGTATCGTCATAATATAATGAAACTAAGTCACTCTTATATTTACTATGAATATTTTCACATAATGAAAGAGTATAATAATTTTTACGTGAATACTTTTCCATACTCTGAGTAATCCAAGTGTAATTACCTCCACGTATTACTCCAGCTTCACATAATACAAAATTATCCCAATCAATAACCCAGTCAGCAAAATTAATTTCAAAATTATTTTGATAACTGTGATGAGTTTCATCAGGAAATGGCACATTCACTGCCTCAACATGAAAAATCTCTCTATCTATTGTTAATGCATGTGAAAGATGTTGAGTCACAATACCAGAATAATCAGGAGAAACACACAAAAAACATGTCTTACTAGGATGAATATCCCAATCTGACATTTTGATTTTGTATGACATCTCCTGAATCAATGCCATCTCTTTATCTTGTGAGATGAACAATAAATCTTTCATTATCTTCCTTGTCCACGATAACGCTTCTTAGCNCCATTACGACTNGTTGCAGATAGCTTAGTATGCTTCCCCTGTCCCTGACGGGTCTTCTTGGGTACAGACTCAATGTTCTTTTCACCCATTAAACCAACTTTACTTCTTGCCATAGTATCCTATTGATTGACTCCTATATTATAACACAAATTCAACCGCCTGCAAATACATTCCATGCACCCATCACCATGATCGCTGGAGGCGCTAGTTTATCACCTAACCTCATAGTAGGTATACCGTTCGTTAAAACCTTCGTAGAACCGATTGCAGCAACGTCTGCGTGGGTATCCTTACCACATGTGTGGGGTTTAAATACATTCCCTACAACATGCACTGCTCTTCCATTCACAAATACATTTGGTGATGCCTGTGTTGAATTTGTTGGTGGATAACATCCATGCCCCGATGTTAAATCTTTGATCGCACTGATTGGTCTTAATCTAGCCATCATTAACTCCTGGTAATAATGATTCTACCCCTGGAGGTGGTGGTAAAAATCCTACTGCTCTATCTAGCCAATATCCAATACGATTCGCAGTTGGTGTCCAATTATTTACAACATCCATTGTTCCAGTAAATACTGTCCTGAATGGTGGACATACATGCGTTACTGTAACAATATACTTATACCTCATTAATTCAATTAATGATGGTTTCATCCTTACCCATAATGATATCTCAGGTTCGAATTGATCAAAAAAATCAGTTCCCTTTGTCTCTACTAATGCAGGATCAATTACTGCTAACTTATTAACATCTAATTGCCTATACTGGCCAGGAAAATCCTCGGAAGTTAATTGATCATCATCAACTGGTATATCCTCTAAATTAATCTTTCGCCACCCTCTCAATAAATCAACTGATGTGAAATTATTCTTTAATATCTCTGTCTCTGTTTCATAAAATGTTCCGAATATCCACTCACTATCATGAAAATATTTCTCACTATGATATCCAATTAATGGATTCGGTAACGTTAGTGTTATAACAGGTGGTGATACAATACTACCATACTGCATAAATGGTTCGTTGAATCCTGTCGTCATCTCAGGTATATCTTGTGGTATTCTATACCCTTCCTCATATGCAACGTCAGCAACCTTCGCAATCGTACATCCAATACAATCAATATCAATCCCAGTAATACGATCTAAATCAGGAATACTTGCACTTAAACCACATCCTGGTCCTGCCTGTGCTGTAATCGTTACTGATGGGCTGATAATCTCATATAACCATGGATGTATACCAACAGGTCTTACCTCATTCACATACTTTACAAAATTAGGTGGTGGAATAATCTCAAACGTATTCCCAGTTACTATACACGAATCAGTAGTTACTAAAAATACACTCATCGCCTTTTTAGTTCCTCTACACTATTATGCAAATAATCTAAAGTCTCTGATAACTTCTCATGCTCACTCGCAGTCGGACGGCGATACATCAAGCTCGGGGATTCCAAATTCATTACCCTCTCCTCCAATGCTATTAATCTCTCGGATAACCTCAGGAGTATCTCCTCTATACTTACTTGTATAGTCCCCGATTCGGGTTCCTTGTTCCCCTCTGAGGTAACTCTCAGATGCTGCTCGCTCGAATCCATCGCAAAATTCCTCAAAATTTCTTAGTGCGTTCTCGTATAAATTTTCATCAACTTTTTTCATGATTTTTTCTGGGCGAAATTTTTATTTTTTCGAGGTTTTTAAAAAAACCATTTTCAATAATATTTATCGCTCGTCTGGATACTTTTGTAGGTTAGGAGGGACCCATGGATTTTCGCTCGGCAACCCTAATTAACAAATAAGGGGGCAAATTAACTGCCCCTCAGTATTAGTTAACTGCTGCCAGTGAGCGTCTCACTTGTCGCTTAATCTGTGCGATGGCGTAGTTATCACTAGGCGTCTTTGAGCAAGTTTGAATGATACCTAGTTTTTTGTGTTTGTATTTCAAATGTTTGGATTCATCGTGAATGAAGAAATCATTCTCTGCCATGATGGCATCAACAATTTTGCGATACTTCCTGATGTTCATGATCAATCAAAGAGGATGGATGCGATTGCTTCGATGTTTGCTTCGTCTGCCTTAACTGTAACCCAAGGCATAGGATTGCCCTGCTGAGGACATTTCCAGATGACACAATCCTCATCGAATTGTGTGCATAACTCATAGGCGTGAGTTATGTCCTTTGCCCATACACAACCCCATTGATCAAAGGTGCCGAATGATTTGGGTTGAACTGCGATGTCGTAAATCATGGGGTTGTGTATGGTTGATGAAATTATAGCATGGAGAGGGGGCAACCCCTCAAAGATCCCACAGCATTTCATTCATCTCGTCTGCATCAATTGCAGGATCATTCCACTTAACACCGTCACCAGTTTGACCGAGGAACTTACCAATTTGTCCCTCCATCATGCAACGGACAAACTTATCCCAAGGGGTCTCAATTCCTGCCTCTCTATAGATCACACATGCCTTAGCAGTGTTGTAGAGGAATTCATCATTCTGCACCCACAGGGCAGCGTTCCAAGTTTCGTAGTTTGCGAATCCGTTCATGGTCTGTTGTGTGTTTGTTTGGTATGTGTGAATTGTAGAGCCCAGGGCGCTCAGTGGCGATCGCTGATGTGCCACTCTCCCCACTGTCCAGCGGGTTCGATTCCCTGACGGATGCGGTCACGTCGGGCAGTCTCTGCCAGCATC